CATAGTTGTAGGTGCAACTGGAGATAACAGACCTAGGAAGTGACGCATAAACAATACGTTATGTGCTGAGATACGGATGTTCTTTAGGTATTCAGACTTCTCTTCATCTGTAGCATCTGCTGCAATACCTATTCCGTTGGCTGCATTGTAGGCAATAGCCTGCTGTGCAGCGGTTACTTCTTGTCTAGACTTCTCATCAAATCCCAACATACCCCAGACACGCTGTAAGGATGAAGGAACAACAGCACGGAATATATCAACATTGTCACCAATGTTACCTAGTGCAAATGTATCAATGCTTTCACCTAGTTGCTGTGAGTATGGCTGTATTGCACCACCAACAAATGGAATCTTTCCTGGAACTATACCAAGCAAGTTCTTTACAGCAATAACTCCTAGCCCTGCAATAGGGCCAGACAAGGTAGGAAGACCAGCATCTTGTGAGAATGATGGGTTAACCATACGTAGTTTAAATGTAAATTCACTAAACAATGGTTGACTGTATCCAGTATTACCTGTTAGTACACGAATTGCACCATCAGTTGCTTTAAAGATTACATTGTCCATAGGCATTACTACATATGGCTCACCAGTAGCATCATTATGGATAGCACCACTGGCTTCAATACCTACATTAGATAAACGTAGACGATATAACGTACGTGGTGCAACATCCTTCATGCGATAAATACGGCGGTAGAAATCTTCAGTTGCACGGTAGTAACGACCCACTGTGCGTAGGCTAAATGAAAAGTTGGAACGAATCTTAGGGTTATCAGCAAACTTAAGAATAGTATCTGCTGCTTCACGCACTGCTAATTCAGTAAATCGCTTCTCTGCTATTTTCCGATACTTGTCTTCTACTTCATCGATTTGTTTTTTTGTAGCACCAGCAAAAGGACCCATTTCACGTGCTACTTGTTGACGTACAAACTCACGTTCAATGCCTGCATACTTCTTACGAAGTCCAGCATACGTAACCATAACTGCTGGTTGACGGAAGATACCTGTTACTTGTTCATCCATCCAGTCCATCATAGTATTACCTGCACGCTTAAATACAGACTCAATGTTAAAGTCACCAAATGCTAGTTCAGTATTAATAGGTCCGCTAATACGGAACCCTTTACTGGCCTCTTGAAACTCATCTAGTGAAATACGAGCAACTGCTGCGTTCCATGTAGGAATACGACCACTTTCAAGAGCCATCTTCTGTAATTCACGATAACTACTTTGAACTACTCCGAGTAGTGTGTCGTTAAACTTATTTGCATCTCCATGGAATGTTTCAAACATATCAGTAAACATACGGAACAACTGTCCACGTACAATTTGCTCGTCATCTAATCCTTTAGCACGGGCTTGTACTGTATACATAGAACGCTCTAAGAATGCATTAACAGTTTTTTGGTCAGAAGCATCCTTGACAAGCCAAGTCTTAGTTAACTCATCAAACTTAAAACCAATTTTAGTCATGGCAGCATCTAGTGCTAATTCCATCATTTCTTTACCAGTAGTAGGGTCAACTTCTCCTGGCTTTAATGCATTGTATCTAAAAAATATATCTGCTGGATTAAGAGTAACTTCATCGCTTAACTTTGCTGTGTTACCAGCAAGCATCTTAAACCATTTTTCAAAATGTGCTAGTGCTACTTCTTGTTCTGACAGCATGCCAGTATCAATAGTACGTGTGCCCTTACCTATTTTAATACCCATTGCTTCAAATGCTCTATCAAGCATTGATGGAGTAATAACAGATGCAGCAACTTCATCACCATAACGACCAGCAATACCACTAGCGGCAACAATAGATGCAGCCATAGAGTTTAATGCATCGGGTGAATTAATAAATGCTTGCATAAGATAGCCAGCAGTTTCTTCATCAATGTATTTACCATACATTTTAGAAACATGTTCTGAAATAGCCTCACGTTTTTCTAAACTAGAAAGTAATGCTGGGTCTGTGCCTAGTTCAATAGCCTTAGCATTAATAATGTTTTCTCTGTCTATTAATGTTAATGCTTCTTCATGAGAGTACCGTGGTTGCTTACCAATTCGTATAGGTGAATTAGATTTAGGTGTTAATTTTAATGCTGCTTGTACACTTCTGCGTACTGGACCACTAGCAGATTTAGAACCTGTAGCAGCACGAGACATATTTCCTAAACGGAATCCTTGTAATGACGCAAAATGACGTATATCTTTAGTAGGTGCAGACAATAAATACATTGTTGCTTCATCAATTGCAGAACGTACACCTAAACGTGGGAACAAAGTTAAGATAGACCATGTATCAACTAGTTTCTTTGAAAAAGCACCTTGCGTTGCTCCGCCAATTCCATTAATAATATTCTTTTTGGATTTAATTTCCCAAATAGTTGAACCAATAATGTCATAAGGCAAAGAACCAACAGCCCATGTAGTTTGGTATGGTTGAATTGGACCCTCTGTATTAACAAAAAATCCAGTTTCAGACTCACGCACAGAGTTTGCTGGCGCAAACTTAGCATGTTCTGGGTTAATAGCAAGGTCTCTCTTAGTTGCAAAGCCTGCTTTGTCACCATATTTGTCTTGAAGGGTTTTAATAATTAACTCTTCACCTTTAACACTGCCACCAAGACCCATTGAGTACATAGTTGCAGCATCTAGGTTACGCAAAATAACAATCTGTTCATCAGCAGTTGACTCAAGGAATCGAACAGTTAATGCTTGCGCCATTTCCTTAGGTAATAATTGACGGGCACGTGATGTAAAATTAGCAGAAGTATCAATTGCATTAACACCAATGCGTACTTCTAATCCTTGTGGAGAACGAGCAGCCATTTGCCCTATTTTCTTCCAACCACTAATTTCTTTATTAGCATTTAATACAGCAGACATATCAGCATTAGGATTAACTAAACGTTGTAATGCACTTTCAGTATTAAGTAATGCTTCAGTAATAGGCGTTAAAGCCTCATTGCGTTCTGCTGCTGTTTTACTCATATTGTTAAATGTTTTATCAAGTGAGCGTGTGATTGCATCAGACCATAAACGATTTTGACGAGCAACTGCCACGCCGTTGCGCATATAAGTTATGCCATCAACTCGACCAGCAAGTAATAGATTTAAATTACCCGCATCTTCAAAGAATCTTTGTGCACTTGATGCATTAAATACTTTGGCATCGGATAGCACTTTAATAACGGAAGGGTTGTTATAACCTGGAAAGTTTTTAGCAATATTATCAAGTGCTATTGATTGCGCTCCAAAGTCACCTTTAGAATCCGCAACCTTTTTAATTGCAGGACCAATACCATCTTCCCATAGATTAAATACTAATGGTTCTTTAAATGTAGTTTCAACGGCTCTCTCAATTGGAACGCCCTTGTTAATAGCATTGGTAAGTGAGTTAGTAATACGCTCACCCTTGGTAACACCCTTGCTAAGTCCACCTGTCATCCAAGTAAGTGGGTCTACTGCAAACTGATAAATAAAATCTAGTGTGCCAGAAAGTTTTCTAGTACCTTCACTAACGCCACTTGAAGGTGGCCTGCGGTCAAGCATACGAGCAATGTCTCGACCAGGTGAAACCTGTGCATACTTAACGCCATCTAAAACTAATTTAAATGCATCAGGGTCATCATATGCTTTTTTAATTGAGTTAAGTAGTTCTGGGTCTACCTTACCAAAATCTTGTACAATCTCACCAGGAGTCTTACCATAAAGTAAACCCTTAGCAACTTCAACATCATACTTACCAAAATAATCTGTTGCTTCTTTTAGTGCGCCTTGGTCATACTGGTTCTTACCATCCCATGCATCTACCCATGTTTTAGCAGCAAATAAATCTGCACCCTGTGCAACTTGACGAGCAACTTTATAAGGCTCGTTGATTAAACGATTATATTGTCCACCTAGTTTAAACAAACCAATAAGCGGTGAAGCCGCTACTTTAAGAACATTTCCAAGAACACCCTTAATGCGGTCGGTTGCATCTTCTGGTTCCTGCATATAGTCAGCATCTTTAAACATAAACTTTAACTGGTCTTGAATATTTGGGTCTAAACGGTCATACTCTTTACGCGCTCCATCAGTACCAAGTTTACCAAGTTCACGATGCTTTTTAATTGTGTAACTCATCTGCTCTACTTGGTTTTTTTCTACACCAGTTAAACCTGCAGATTTAGCAGCAAGGTAAAGATTAGGTGAGACTTCAGCAACAATAGGTTTAATGTACTGAGGCATTAGTACCCGTTATCAAGTAGTTGTCTATAAATTAATTCTGCATCTCCTGATGGGTCAAACTGTGCAAGATGCTTAATAGTATCAATTAATGTTGGCTGTTGATTAGGCAAGCCACGCATGGCTTCAGTTCCTGGACCATCACCGTAATTAATACCAGATGTAATAGGTTCAGTAGGACGTTGCGTAGGAGCACTTAGTTCAACAATACCAGCCATAGGAAATGGATTACCAGCCATTCCTGCGCCACCTTGTTGTTCTTCTAAACCTTTATTTTGTCCATATGCAAAACCTGTATAGTCTTGTTGTGGTTGTGTCATACCTTCGGTAGCACCACCATCTGTTCGCTGTGATAGCGCACCAGGACCTGATACAGGTGCTGGATTATTGGGCTGACGATAACCTCCACGTGCCATTACTCGTCCTCCTCTTCAATGTGTTTTCTAATATCTTCGGGTGATAAATCTTGCATCCAATCAGGATACGCTTGTTTTGCAGAAAGAATGTATAAAGCATTATCTACAGTAAATCCTGCTCTGCGTAATGATTTATAAAACTCATGCAACTGAATTGAATATTGGTCTAACTTTGAGTAACTTTCATCAGCAACTGTTTTAACTGTTCTCTTACGAGGCGTTGCCATAATTACTCCTTAGATTGCCTGTTCTCTAGTTGTACGTACAGCACTACGACCCTGACCATCACCTGTTAAACTGCTAAGTAATGTTTGTAAATCTGGTCTTCCTTGTTGAATAGGAATTGGAGAACCTCCTGCTGGCGCACCAGCGGGAGCAGGGGACATTTGCTCAACCGTATTAGTTGGTTCACCAGCAGGAGGAACCTGTTGCTGCGGAGCAAAGGTTGCTTCTATTGCATCTTCTAATGCTTGTCCCTTTTGACGAGCCTTTATTACCGCAGCAATCTTACGGACCACATCTGAAGCATCCTGACCTTGAGTAGCCATCTGTGGAATTGCTTGTGTATATGCCGTAAGTGAACCAAGTAGCGCAGAGCGCATTTCTTCAATTTCAATCTTTTCTAATTCTTGTGTTACGTTAACTGTAAATGGTAGTTCTCTCATAGCCATATCTCGGCTGATGAGTTTTCCTCCAAGTGCTTGAAGCATAAAGATAAGACCTTGCGCTGGGTTAAGACCAGCAAGCATGCCGTAACGAACATCAGCAGAGTAATCATTCTTGATGTCTTTAGTTGGCTTGTATGTAATCTCATAAGGTGAACCCGAATCTACTCCACGAATTGTCTTTTCTTCTGGATAGATTAATTCATCTACATTAAAGCAAAGACTAATAATGTCCCGAAGTGTTGCAGCAAAGATTGCTTGCGCAGATTTAACCTGCGTGTCAAAGGCTCCCATAAGAGCCTGTACTCCTTGACCAGTAACAATAGAAGCATCTATGTTTCCAGTACGAGATTCAGGGTATCGTGTACCAACACGCAGTTCTTGATTAAGAACCTGTTGTTCTGTAAATGCACCCTGTGGCAAAGTAAGTTCTACACGGCGAACACCTGCTGGGTTGGCTGTACGAATGACAGCATCTCCACCAAGCATAAGTTCTTGCACATCTTGTGGTAGAACAATTGGTGCCTGTACTGATTTCTCTGCTGCTTCCATTGCAAGTAATGCAAATCGGTTGCGCAGTAACTGAATACCGAGTACGTCATCAAACTGTCCACGTAGTTCACCATCAATAGATGGCTTACGTGCTACTACAACCATCATCTTGCCAAGCGGGTTAGCAGCCTGAGAAAGAACTAGGTTACTTCTGCGTGGTACATAAATGATAGATTGGTCTTTATCGTAGTAACGAATCATCTCAATCTGTGCATTAAGGTCTTGCTTGTAACCATCTTCTCCAAGAAGTTCTCTGTCATACTCTGGGAACTGAGATACTAGTTCTCCAAGTGTCAAAGAGTAACGCTTAGCAAATGCCACACAACGTCCATAGCGGTCAAACTCTGGGTAAGCCCCAATA